TTGCCGCGGCGGGTCCGGTATCCTCTGGCATTAGCGGCCCTGGCCGTGGCGGTCATATCCTTCCCGCTATGGTAGGTCTGGAAAATATATTCAACGATGGCATATGATTTTTCTTCCACGGCGAAAGGCTTGCCTTCCCCGACAGCCCGGTAGCCGAGGCAGGGGGTGGCCTGATAGCCTTCGCGGAGGGCCTTTTCCGTCATACCGCGCAACACCTCGCCGGAGAGGTTGATGGAATAATATTCGTCAAACCATTCTATTATGGTTTCGATTAGCCGGCCAAACATGCCTTCCATGATGGGTTCCGATACGCTCTTGATTTCTACATCACATTTTTTTCTCAGGATACCTTTGTAGAAGGTGCTTTCCTCCTGGTTTCTGGCGAACCGGGAGAACTTCCAGAGATAGAGCCGCTTAAATGGGGCCGGCTTCTGTGATTTGGCAATGGCTATCATGCGCTGGAACTCTGGCCGGTTATCTGCTTTGCGGCCGGAGATTCCTTTCTTCTCAATAAATATGTATTCTTTGGGAATTATAAAACCGTCCGCCTTGGCAGCGTCCATGATGACGCGTATCTGGGCATCCGGAGACAGCTCCGTCTGATCGTCTGTGCTGACACGGACGTAGGCGGCGCCGATTTCTAGTGGTGTTGCTGGCATTATATCATCTCCTGTTCCTATCATGTATATGAGTTTGGGGGATGTTTCAATCCACATTTTGGCCTGTATTATAACCCATATTACAGCCTGTAAGATTTTGGTGAGCTTTGAAAAAAGGGTATAAAAAATACGCCCCTTGCCAGGACGCTCCAGGAATGATATAATTTACTTGCTTAAGGTAATTAATTATATCTTCCGGAATGGTCCGGTAAGAGAAAACTATGTGAGGGCGGTTCCTGCTGGTAACAGGGCCGCTTTTCACATTTGACAATTTTCGTATATTTGGTATAATATACTTAACAAGACAGCCGGGAGATAGATTAAGCCTATCCGTCCTGGCGAATTATAACAACTTTAGTAAGTCGCCCATCCGGCCAAGGAGCAGGGCGGCTTACTTATTTTTCATGTTCAGGATTGCAACGATTAACAAGGCAACGCCTAATATAATCTGAAATTCCTCATATGTACTCATAAGCAACCATCCTTCCTGTCAAGACTCAGAACGAATGGCACGCACGCCCTCCCGGCTGCCCGGGTAAATATATTTTTGTCAAGATGAGTGGCCCCAGGAGCGTGGGAGTTTGCAGCTCCTGGGGATTTATTATTTATTTACTATGTATAGAGATTTAGTTATTCTGTCACGGCCTCAGACTCAGGGGCTATAATTTGCATTGCCTCGTCATCACTAAATCCGGACGAAGTTAAAAATTCTAAGCGTGCTCCAACAACTAGTATTGCATAATTAGTTGAGTTTTCTATACCTGCTTTTGCATCAGATAAATCTTGGATTTTTTGTTTATCTACATATTTTTTCGTTGAGGATGCAATGGATTGCATATTGAGAATATAATCTTTAGCCGCCTTTTTATATTCCTTTATACCATCACATTTAACAGAATCAATATTGCCCCAATATATTCTAAAATTATTTTCAGCTGTCTTAGATGCATCATATAAATCCACCATAGACACGCCATCAGTACTTATTATTTTGGTGAGAGTTTGATAATCTGCTTCTGCAGACATTATTATATCGTAAATCTGCTTATCTGCTTCGGTAGCAGCGTCACGATTATCAACAGCTGTACTTTCAGTTTCTTTTTCGGTTTCAGTCGGTTGTGAATCGGTTATATTATTTACTTCAGTTTCTTTAGAAACAGAAGGTGTGCTTTTTTCAGTAGAGGAATTACCACTGTTTGTTATTGCCACTATGATACCAAGTGCGAAAAGCACAGTAAGTATAATTCTCACAGGTTTATTGAACTTTTTAAATTTCCACATAAGAAACAAACCAACAGGAAAACAACAACAAAACATCATTAATACGATAAACCAGGTCTGTGAATAAAACGGTGGTTTAATGGTTGGAGTTTCAGCTCCGTTAACATCTAATCTACCTGCTAAAGGTTTTTGTGCAGATTCTTCTGCAGACGTAGATGTTATCGGTTCTCCACATTTGGGACAGAATTTCCCTTCAAATTGAAATCCGCATTTTCTACAATACATTTTCATACCCTCCTATATTTTGAATTTTTTACCGCATTTCAAGCAGGTAACCTGTACTTTCTTTGCTCCAATATTACCAGCAACTAAACCGAGTGGCCCAACTAATGCTGCGCCAACAACAGCTTTTCCAATACCAAAGCCTTTTTTATTTCCTGATAATGATGTAGAGCCGCAACGAGGGCATCTAGCCATTGACGAATATTGTTGTTGCTGAAGCTGGAGTTGTTCTTGCTGTGCTTTTAAAGCCATGGCTTGCATTTTTAATTGTGCTTGCTGTAATTGAAGTTCACTTTGCTCTTTCAGATTCGTTAGTGCTGTTTGAGAAAGTGGAGTGCGGCAATTGGAGCAAAAATTAGAATCCTTTGAATTATAAGCTCCACAATTAGGACATACGATAGTATCTGACGGGATGACTTCGGCGGGAGAAGGTTCTAAACGTTTACCGCACGATGAACAGAAGATGCTATCGTCAGGAATTTCTTCATTGCAGTGTGGACAAATCATACTCATATTCCTCTCTTCATTTGTTTTATATTAAAAGCCATGGGCTATTTAATCACATTGCGCTCTCTATTGTATCTGCACATTCTTTGCTGAAATCAGCTTGTACGATATGCATAAGTGCATGCTGATAAGCAACCATCTGCTGTTTACAGCTAAGCCGGGCGTTGACAAAAATAGAGAAGCTTCCATCCTCGTTATAATTAACCTGTTCTTCCACAGCGGTGTCCATATCTATAAGGTATACGCCGATGGCCTCAGTTAATAATGGATTATTCATGTTAGCAACCCTCATCGTTGTGCTTGTTTTCTTGCTCTTTAAGGCTTTTCATAAACTCAATATGAGCCTTAAGACGCTCCGGAGGGATATCACGGGCCACCTTAAACAGGGTGCGCATATCCGGATTCTCAAAAACCTCCTGGGCTATCTCGCGGGTTTCATCATTGAGGTAGTAGTGGTCATTCTCTGACCCGTCCTTCCCTAACAAAAAATTCATATCCACGTTAAAGAAATCTGCTATTGCTTCTAATGTTTCAAAATCTGGCTCACGTTTTCCAACTTCATACATACTTATTGTTGATTTGGCAACACCTAGTTTATCAGCCAATTCAGCTTGCGATAAATTGTCTCTGACTCGTAAGTATTTTAACATCTCCTTAAATGAGGCCATTTGGTCACCCCTTTCTGTAGTTTTAATTATACACAATACGTGAACAAAAATCAATATAAATATTCACAAAAAGTGATTGACAATCGCTCACGTATCGTGTATAGTGTAATCGTACACAAAACGTGTACGATTGGAGGTGATAACTTGGAATTGGATGTGATGGCAATGGCCGAAAAACTAATTGCGCTTCGAGGAAAAAGAACACAGGAAGAAGTTGCGAATGCATTAGATATAAGTAAATCGGCATTGGCAATGTACGAAGCGGGAAAGAGGGTACCGAGAGACCCTACAAAGGCGCGTATAGCGAGGTATTATAAGAAGAGTGTTCCGTATATTTTTTTTAATGAAAAAGAACACGAAACGTGAGCTAATATAAAAAAGGAGGTGAGAGAGGATGGAGGAAAAAACATGTAAGGGTATACAGAAGTCACTGACTTTTGATAAAAGCGGAGAGACACTTTCGGTAGAAATTCACCTAAAAAATGTCTCTCCAGAGCTTAAAAAGGAAAATTTATCGGATTTCCTCGATACATTATATCAGAGTGCAAAAGATGCTATTTTTTAGAGGGAAACTTATTTGCAAATTCAGCTAACTTGAGCATCTGCTCTGGATTTTCTAAAAATTTAGGCAATAAAGTTTCCATCAAAACAGTATCAGCAGTTTTTGTATTTGTACTTGCTAGTTTGTCAGCCAATACAGAAACAGCAACGGAATCTTTTGCTTCGATGGTTTCACTTAGTTTGGCAATGCTATCTTGTATTTTATAAACTTCCTGTAGCAATTGAGTGTTGATTAGGCTATTAGTCGTGGGTGACTCATGCTCAGATAAAGCCTGGTCAAAATTCATACTGCTGATTGTCTGAATCAAACGGCCTTTTACTTCTTCTACGGAATCTAAGTCAGACAAATCGTATGAGAAGGAACGGATGGCAGAAACATCAAATGGTATTGTGGAATCTTTAGTCATGAGATGTATTGATGGCTTATTCAAAGCAGACCTGTACCCCATCTCATAAAATGCGTTCGGATTATTTTCAGTTAAATCAGCAATAACTAAATCATCCTCATTAAGATGTTTGAAAATTTCTTCGGTTATGGAGCCAGTGGTATTCTCTTTGTCAATACGAATTGCTTCAAAACCTGTTTCTTTACATACGGGTAAGATAACATGTTTATAAAGAGAATCTGAACGTTTACGAGTTTCGGTGTCTTCATTTCCGATGGGGCAAACAATAAAACAGTTTTTCATATGTAGCAACCTACCTTTTAATTGTACTCGGCGCTGCAACGCCTGTAAGTACAGTATACCAAGGAGGGGGATAAAACGCAACGAGGGAGGCAGTACATATCAACGCGACATGCAAGACCTGCCGGCATAGCCAGTGCCCGGAACGGACACGGCGGTATCCGTGTAAGGACTATGAGAGGAAGGAAACAAGTACAACCGGTACCGCATACAATCTACCAGGGAGGGGTGGTGATAGTGCAGAAATTAAAAGTATTTAAATACATAGAAATTGATGGCCAGGATGTTCCAATGGAATCACTGACTGATGAAGAAAAACGGCGCATTGCCTATGCGCTGCAGGATAATCTGATGCTTCCACTGGGATTTCGAAGGAAGAGAAAGACCGCCTAAGGGCGGCCATGGAGGACAAGCGTAGAAAGGAGAGACAAGCACAATGACAAAAGTAACTGAGTTAGCCATCCGCGCCAAAACAGCGGTCCAGTATCCTGGCTGGCGTGTGGATTTTGTGGGGCCGGCTACCGCGGTGATGACCAATATCATGGGGCATAGACGTATGGTGACCTTCCGACGGTGCAGAAGGCGCCGGGACGGCCCAATCATGATGGCAGCTAAATGGATTGTGCCGGCGGTCATCTGGCTGTTGGGGATGTGGATGGTATCTATCGTGGTCATGGCGGCGGCCATGGGCGTGAGACTGTGAGAGGAGGATATGAGGATGAAAACATATAAAGTGTTTTTAACAAGGAGTAGGGAAGCGTCCAGCCTTCTGGCAGATGCTCTTTGGGAACAGTATAAGCAGAATGAAGGATGTTCAAGTGGCTTTGGTTGTGCTGATAATGATGACCGGATTCCTGTATTGTATCACAACTGTGGTTATTTTTACGCGATGGTCGAGTATGAGAGTGAAAGACCAAAGTATGAGCTGATATTTGCATAGAAGGGAGGTGAGGAGAATTGTTTGGAAGCATAAAGAGCATTGCGGAGCTGGCGGTCAGGGATTGGTGCCGTTCCATCGGACTGGACATGCATTATATCAAGCTGGGCATGGATGGCAACGAGGCCATGATAGAGGATGCCATCGGTAACACGTTGCGGCTGGTATATGACAACGATACCAAGTCTGTCTATGTCAAAGAGTAGGAGGGTGTTAGGACAATGAAAAAGAAGGATGACTTAGAGGCCATTGTGGACCTGCTACATGAATGGTGTGAGGAATATGGAGAGGAATATGCTTCCGCCTGCATTATTAACGGTATAGGACGCGCAATCAATGACCCCGCTTTACCTGCTGATGCATGGGTTAATGTTTTGAAAGATTATAAAGAGATGGACCCCAGCGGCGGCAACCGCGAGAGGCCCATGGACAAATAGTTTAGCACACCCTTAGTATAAGGGATTTAAAAGGAGATTACAAGTATGAGATTATATGAACTTACAGAACAGTATCAGAGTTTGCAGGATATGGCCTATGACCCAGAGGTGGACGAGCAGACGCTGCGGGATACCATGGAAGGCCTGTGGGGGGAAATTGAAGAGAAGGCAGACGGTTATGCCAAAATCATTACAGGCATGAAGGCTGATATCGAGGCGCTTAAGGAGGAGGAATCACGGCTCTATATGCGGCGTAAAGGACTGGAGGACCGCCAGAAGTGGCTGAAGGATAGCCTAGAGGCCAACATGCGTGAGATTGGGAAGACAAAATTCAAGACAGCCCTGTTCAGCTTCAACATCCAGAAGAATGGCGGCCTGCAGCCATTAATCATAGACGGGGCCATTGATGACATCCCGGGACGCTTCCTTATCCCACAGGACCCGGTTCCGAACAACGAGGCCATCCGGAGCCTGCTGGCAGAGAAGCAGGTTGACTGGGCCCACCTGGAGCCGCGCGGTGAGAGCCTGAGGATAAGGTAATGGATAGGGGAGAGATTACTCCGTTCCGGATGCAGGTACTGATGGATGTGGCGGCCCGGGTTGTGAAGGGCATGGTCACAGGGGGCCGGCATCTGTCTTTTGAAGAAATGGACATGGTATTGGCGCTGGTGCGGAACGGGATGGACGAGAGCGTCAAACGTAATATGAAAGGAGAACGGAAGGATGTTTTTGAAAACAGCGGAACTAAAGAAAATGATGAAGTCGGCGCTTAAGAGTGCAGGGCTTTATGTAGGAAACATCGCGGGAAACTATCTGGTATATGGAAGTACGTGGGGATTGAGCACGGATACGGAATACGCTTCCAATAAGTTCAAGGCGGCGCTTACTGAACTGATTGGGGATATTCCGGAACCTGGAGAGTGCTACAGGTACTATATACAGGGGAAACAGGTGGCGCAAGATACATGCATGAATTACCCGGATATCTATGAAGCCTGGAAGGCGGCCAAGGATTACGCAGCAGGGCTTCCAATCAACTATATATCATGGCCCCATGAATTTACAGTGTATCAGATACATAGCAATAAGAGTTACGTGATTGCACCCAGGTGTCTTACAAAAGATGTAATAAGCCAAAAGGAACTGGACAACAGTGTTGAATCCATGCCGGGCAGACCTAGCTATATGCAAAATACCCTGTACTGGAAGAATGACACCACCATTTACTGGGTCACGACCGTGGAGCAGGGGGAGCGCGTCAGGGATGTTCTGTTCCCGGCATTGGAAGAGCTTGATTTCTTTAATAATGATTGGCTTCCGAAAAAGGAAGAAAGGGAGATGCAGGCTGCGCCAGAGGAAGAGATTCCGTATGAATAGGAAAGGAGAAGAACCTGATGGGATTACCAGTATTGATTTACGGAAAATCCGGGAGCGGAAAAAGCCGGAGTCTGAAATTTTTTGATGAAGATGAGATTGTACTGCTGAATACAGAGAAGAAGGAACTACCTTTTCGTAAGCGCTTTAAGAAGACCGGATGCAGTGATGATATTAATAAGATTATTGCAACAATCAACAAGAACCCGGAGAAGACATTTGTGATTGATGATGCGGGGTATATCATGACCCACCTTTTTATGGAAAACCACAGGAATAAAAAGGGGAACGCTTCGTTTGAGATGTATGACGATATCGCAGATGCAATGTATGGTCTTGTAAAGCGGATTAAGACAGAAGTAAGCGATCCGGAGAAAATCGTATATATCATACTCCATGAAGATACGGATGATTTTGGTGTTTCGCGTCTCAGGACGATTGGAAAGCAGCTTGACCGTAAAGTGTGTCTGGAAGGCATGGTAACAATCTGCATCCGGTGTGCGAGTGAGAATGGAAACCATTTTTTTCGGACGGTCACGGATGGATCCGATATCACAAAGACACCAGAGGACATGTTTGCGGATCCGGAGATTGAGAATAACTTGAAATTTGTTGATGATACGATCCGAGATTTTTATGGATGGTCAAAGTATGAGCATAAGGAGGATAAACAGAATGATTAAGAAACCACAAGGATATGACGAGGCTGCTGCTTATACGGGGGAATCCCAGCAGCTGCCTAAAGGGAAATATGAGTGTGTCATCAAGCAGGTGGCGGTACAGGAATCAAAGAATGGGAACCAGCAGTTTGTGCTCCTGTATGACATCCTGACGGGGGAGCACAAAGATTTCTATAAGAAAATGTTTGACGCGGACAAGATACAGAACCCATCCGGGGCCAAATGGCGTGGCGTATTCAAGCAGAACATGGATGGGAAGGGCCTGTCATGGTTTAAAGGAATCATCACATCCATTGAACGGTCAAATAATTTCACATTCCAATGGGATAAGGAGAACAATGAAAAGACGCTGGTGGGGAAGCGGTTTGGCGGCATATTCCGACGCCGGCAGTATGAAGCGGAAAATGGGAGCCGTCCCGTTGTGACCGAACTGTTCCGGATCCGCAGCGTTGCAGGCCTTGCTGAGGCGGAGGTCCCAGAGGATGAACTTCTGCCGGATGGCCCGGTACAGAGGAAAGTCCCTGATACCACCAGCACGGTTGGTGATGGCTTTATGAACATTCCGGATGGAGTGGAAGATGAAGGGATACCATTTATGTAGTTATGACCCGGAGTTGTTCCGGAAGGTTAGGGAAGGTGTCTCAATGCGGCAGGTAGTGGAATACTGTGGTATTCAGGTGAATCGGAAGGGGCTGTGTTTATGCCCCTTCCACCATGATACGGATCCCAGCCTTAGGATATATCCAAATGGGAAGGGATTTTATTGTTTTACCTGCGGGACAGGAGGGGACCAGATTAAGTTTACGGCATTGTATCGTGGAATCAGCAACGCAAAGGCGGCGCAGGAACTGGCGGTGGCCTTTGATATCCCTATTAATGTACCAGTAACATACCGGGAAAAGCGAGAGGCGGAGAAAATACAGCGCAGGCGGCGGGAACTGGCGGCCTTCATAAAGCGGTCAAGGATGTACCTGACAGTTTACCGTGGGCTACTTTGCATGGCAGTCCGTGAGCGTAATGAGCATTTCTGGGAAGGACTTGGAAGTCTATCACATGTGGAATATCTGCTTGATTGTCTGGAGCAGTGTCCAGAAGAACTATTTGCAGACAAGAAGGCGGTGAAAAAGATTGGAGAAGTCGAAAGACGAATTACTGACTGGTATATCCGTATTGAAGCCGACGGAACCATTTCCAGATGAGATATTCTACCATATTTTCGAGATTGAGGATAATGTGGAACGGACTCAGTATATTGAGGCACTGCGTAATACCGCCAGAAAACTTAAACGGGCAACAGAATTTAATAACGTTTATAAATCCTTTGTTCTGGATTATGCGCAGAAACAGAAACAGACAGGGCAAAAAACGAGGTTCACGGACCAGCCAATGGAACTGGTTTGCGGTGAATGGACCGCAAATGACCTTGGGGTAAGGACGGTCCGATACGATAAGAATGCAATGCCGATGCCAGTTGTGGCCTGCAGCCATCCAATTCTGCCGGTAGAGATACTGAAAAACGTGGATACAGCCCAGGAACGCATTACACTGGCTTACTTCAAATCGGCTATGTGGCAGACTATTACGGTGGACAGGAGCGTGTGCGCCAATGCCAATAAGATTGTGGATGCCCTGAGCCAGTTCGGAATCGAGGTAACATCTGACAATGCGAAGAACATGGTCCGCTATATATCTGAGTGTGTAGGACTCAATCCTTTGACCCTCAACCCGAAGAAATCCATTAACCGTCTGGGATGGGTAGGAAGCTCATTCACTCCCTACGCCGAGGATATCCGATATGAAGGAGATATGGACTATGAGGTTATTTTCCGGAATGTAAAGGAAGCAGGAAGTTTCGAGGTATGGAAGGAGCTGTGTGCCGGTCTGCGGCAGAATGTACCACTTCGGATGATGATGGCGGCCAGTTTCGCTTCTGTGCTTCTGGAACCACTTAAGGTACTGCCATTTGTGCTGCACGTCTGGGGAACGACCGGAACCTGTAAGACGGTGGCACTGATGGTTTCCATGAGTATCTGGGGAAATCCAAAGATGGGCGGCCTTGTTAAAACAATGAATATGACCAAAAACGCGATTATGCGTAATGCAGCCTTCTTATGCAGCATCCCATTCGCGGGGGATGAGCTTCAGACTATTAAAGATAAATGGCAGGGAAACTTCGACCAATTGATTTATCAGATTACTGAGGGGGTGGACCGGGGGCGGGCGCGGGCCTATGGCGGAGTAGAGGAAACCAGGACCTGGAAGAACAGTTTCCTGTTTACAGGAGAAGAGCCGATAACGAAGGCAAATTCCGGAGGCGGATCTAAAAACCGGGTAATTGAGATTGCAATTGACGGTCCGCTGGTAGACGACGGGCATTATGTCAGCAGTGTGGTACAGGAGAACTATGGGGTTGCGGGGAGGAGATTTGTGGAGTACCTGCAGGAGCAGGAGGCAGAAAAGATTGTAGAACGTTACAGGGCAATCTTTGACGAGCTGTGTAGGCTGGATACGACTGATAAACAGGCAATGGCAATGGCCTGTATCCTGCTTGCGGATGAGATTGCTGTGAAACTGTTCTTTACAGGAGAGCAGGCGCTCCGTGTAGAGCAGATAAAACAGTATCTACATAGTGCATATGAGGTAGATGTGGCAGAGAGGGCCTATCAGTCAGTCCTAAACTGGGCAGCAAAGAATCCGGTTCGTTTTGAGGACCCCAAAGCGCCTGATTCAACCAATAAGGGAGAAGTATGGGGGAAGATTGATGGAGAACTGCTGATTATCAATCGGGACGTTTTGCTGGCATATCTGGACCAGGGAGGGTTTGACTACACCGCGGTCAGCAGGAAATGGAATGATAAGGGATATCTAAAGAGGACCCCGCAGGGGAAATTTATACATAACACAAAGGTGTATGGAATTAAGTCAAGTTATATAAAACTTATTCTGCCACAGGATGACGACGATACGGATCCGAATGGATTTATGGTGGTTGATGGGGAACAGGAGCGGCTTCCATTTGATTAGACATGGGGGTCCAACCAGTCCAACCATGCACATTTTTTAGGTTGGACCCTGAAACCCGTATAAAATAAGGCTTTTTTATATACAGTCCAACCAGTCCAACTAGTCCAACCAGTTTAATATATCTCGTATGGAGAGAAGAAAAGTTTGTATAAATTTTAACAATATAATTCTACTCTAAAAATATACAGTTATGCAACCGGATTTTAGGTTGGACGGTTGGACCATATGCAAAATAAAGGGTTTCCGGGTCTAAAGTGGTCAAAAACCCGGTTGGACAGCTTAAAAAAATGGTTGGACTGTAAGCAAAAAAAGGAGGATGGAAGAATGAGAATACCAATTATCAAGGTGAAAGAAGGTGGCTATGAACATATTGTGGGGACAAACAGCCATGATGTGCTTTACATAGACGAAAGAAACGGAGGAATCCAGTACCTAAACATGCAGTGTAGCGAAGGTACGAGAAAGTTTGGAACCGAACAGACGATGCAGTTTGTTGGAGAAACCATGGAAGAATGCGATGGGCTTGGCCCGGAAATCAAGTTTGTTACAGTGGAGGAACTGATTGAGATTGCCGTGAAATATATGAAGGAAAGCACAGAAAATAAACGAAGACTGCATGAAATGGCAAAGGTGTATTTGGAGGAAAAAGAAAAATGTCAGAAGCAGTTGGAAAATGATAATGTGTGGGATTCCAGCGGGGCGCTTCCCTTCTAAGGAGGATATCATGAGCAATAAAAGTACAGGAACCCAATTTGAAAAAGAATTTGCTGATATCCTGGCGAACCACTGGTTCTGGGTACATCTTTTTCAGGATAACAGGAACGGACAGCCATGTGATGTGATTGCAGCCAGAAATGGTCATACATATCTGTTTGACTGTAAGGACTGTCAGGGGGACTATTTCCTGCTCAGCAGGATGGAGGAGAACCAGTATAATGCCATGCGGCTGTTTGAGATGACGGGAAACAGTCGTGGCCGGTTCGCGGTCCGGTTTGGGCCAGGGGAGATATACCTGATAGGATACTGGCAGCTGAAAGCCTTACAAGATCGGGGAGTGAAGCGATTTGACCGGAAGGACTGCCAGGTGTATGGAGAGGATTTCTTTTCCTGGCTCAATGAAAAAGACAGGGAAGATGGATGGAGTGATGAGGATGAAGGTGGTAATTGGAAGTGAGATCCGGATAAGGGATGCAGAAAGGCCCCTGTATGATTGGTGCAGCGAAAACCTGATCCTGACAAATCCGGAATATACGGACCGGACCCGAAGGGGCCTGTGGACAGGAAGCACACCACGATACCTATGGCTTTACCGCGTAGAGGGCAGTGAATTGGTCATACCGGTCGGCGTAGGGAAGCAAATCAGGCAGTTCGTAACGCCGGAAGATATGGTTGAGATACAGCTTGCCGATAACGGATACATAGAGTATTCAGGGACAATCCCGCTGTATGACTATCAGGAACCTGCAGTTAAGGTAATGAGCCATAAGAACTGCGGAATCCTGCAGAGTCCATGCGGTTCCGGTAAAACACAGATGGGCATTGCCCTGGCGGCTGCATTATCACGGAGAACCTTATGGATTACGCACACACAGGACCTGCTTACCCAATCCTATGACAGGGCAGCCCAATACATCCCACGGGAAACGCTGGGAAAGATAACGGCGGGGAAGGTGCACATAGGCAGCCATATGACATTTGCAACGGTTCAGACATTGTGCAGGTTGGACTTGTCCCTATATCGGGACAGTTGGGACGTAATCATTGTTGATGAGTGCCATAGGCTGGCCGGCGCGCCTACGCAGATGACCATGTTCTACCGTGTCATGAACAGCCTGGCGGCCAGATATAAATATGGCCTGTCAGCTACGGTACATCGGTCGGATGGGATGATCAGGAGTACATTTGCGGTGCTGGGACCAGTGGAATACCGGGTACCGGATGAAGCAGTGGCCGATAAGACAATGAAAGTACGGATTGTGCAGCGCGATACCGGAATTGAGACCAGCCGGTACTGCCTGGATACGGATGGGACATTGGATTATGGAAAACTTATCCCATATCTGACCGGCAGCAGCCAGAGAAATGAGATGATTGTGAAGGACCTTCTTAATAATGCGGTGTGCTGGAACCTGGTTTTGTCAGACCGCCTGGAACATCTCAGGACTCTTATGAACCTGTTGCCAGAGGAATACAGGCCATTTGCCGTAATGATTGATGGCAGCATGACAAGTAAGACGGGCAGGACCGCTAGGGAGAGGGCTATTGAGGATATGCGGGATGGGAAGAAGCATTTTCTGTTTGCCAGCTATTCACTGGCTAAGGAGGGACTGGATATACCACGTCTTGACCGGTTATATATGACAACACCTAAAAAGGATTATGCTGTGGTTACGCAGAGCATTGGAAGGATAGCCAGGGTATTCCAAGGCAAGGATGATGCAATCTGCTATGACTATGTGGACAGCATCCAGTTCTGCCAGAATCAATTTAAACGGCGCCGTTCCCATTATAGAAAGGCAGGGTGCATCTTATGAGTACAAAAGGACAGTTGCAGCGAGAAAAGGAGAGTGGGAATCTTGTTAAAGGTGTTTTCTGTGATACATATAAGTTCTACTTGAAATATCATGGAAGGCCTATGGAGCCAGGCATGTGGGATGAGGCAACAAAGGATTTTGGTGACATCATGAAGAAATATAATGGGGCCCCTATCTGTGGGCGCCTGATGCTGGCAACTTTCTCACAGCTGGAGGAGGAAACACGATGAATAAGGCAAAAGAAAAAAAACAACCGAAATCTCCAGTCTACGTCTGCAGTGAGTGTGGCAGGGAGATAAGCGGAGACCATGTGTATATCAACACAAGACGGCGGACGGAGCTACATATACATTTTGAGTGCATGCCGGGAAAGAGAGACGTAAATGACAAAGATAAGCTTGACAGATGACAAGCAGGTGGTCCGGGTGCAGATATGGTCCAGCGGAGCATGGCGGAAAAGTCTTCGTGGACAGGTTATTGGCAATTATGACGGGATTGTTGGAGTATTGCTGGACAGTGGGGAATACATGGATGTGCCGGAGGACCAGTTGAGGATAGTATCATAAATCGTTATTTTGAAAACTAAGAAAGGAGCCGGAACCTTCCCGGGAATAAGGCGCGCCGGGTTCCTTTAAACATGATAGACATTTTTAATACAGACAAGAAATACCAGATAATATATGCAGACCCACCATGGAGAAATCCAAAAAGCGGAAGTAAAGCGAGAAATAACGAAAAACACTATCCGTCAATGTCAACCGATGAGATATGCTGCTTACCAATAGCGGATATAAGTTCTGATAACGCAATATTATTTATATGGATTTGCTTTCCTTGTCTAACTGATGCGCTAAAGGTTATAGACGGATGGGGATTCGAGTATTATGGTTTGGGCTTTGACTGGTGCAAAACCAAACCAGATGGTACTCCAAAGATTGGGTGCGGATATTATACCAGACAGAATAATGAGCTGTGCTTAATCGGTGTTAAGCACAGTCTCAAAAATCGGATTAAACCATTAGTTCACAATATTGGATGTAGCGTTTTGGAGCAACCGAGAGAGCATAGCAGAAAGCCGGATATTATCCGGGAACATATTGTGAATATATGTGGGGACATATCACGAATCGAACTATTCGCGCGTCAGCAGGTAGATGGTTGGGATTGCTGGGGAAATGAGGTTTAAATTAGGATTTGATAGAGAAGGAGGTACAAGATGGCATATGCTGAAAAAACTACGGTATCCGTGGCACGGACGAAGGCAAATATAGAAGAGCTTGTTCAAACACACGGAGCAGAACAGTTTGTGAGCGGATACAAAGCTAATATGGCGGTTATCGGATTTACAATGTCCGGGCGGCAGATTCGATTTCTGCTTCCTCTCCCAGACAAGTCAGCGAAAGAATTTTGGTATACTCCGGGCCGAGGGCAACGCCGGGCGGATGATGCGGCGCATACTGCATGGGAGCAAGCCTGCCGAAGCCGTTGGAGGGCACTGTATTTAATTGTCAAGGCTAAGCTGGAGGCGGTGGAGGCTGGTATCAGCACGGTGGAGCGGGAGTTTTTGTACGATATTGTATTGCCAGATGGACGGACGGCTGGAGAATGGATTGCACCGCAGATTGAGATGGCATACCATACGGGGCAGATGCCAGCAATGCTGCCGATGTTGGAAAATTAGTATTTAAGGAGGTGTGATATGAAAAATGCGGGAATCAGATGCGGCAATTTTGTATGCCAAGAATTCAATAAGAGTGGAGAGTGCACAATAGAAGAACTGCAAGGGCGACCTTGTGTTATGGACTGTTCATATCATTCTGATTGCACAATGTGCAAGGCAAATTGCGAAGAAGTCGTAACAGAAGATGGATTTATCATTAAATGATTTAAACTGACATATTGAGAAGAAAGGACGGGTAAATAGATGGGAATAGCTGATGCATTTGCTAAAGAGGACAGAGTAGAAGTGACTTTTTCGGATTTTTATAAACTGATGAAGGAGAGTACCAAGGCCGAGATTGTAATGAATGCAGTGAATTGTAATGTTCCGCACAAATACATACGTGAGATGGCCACAGGTAAGTCAGAGGCTCCAGGGCAGATACACGGGAGAGATATGGACCGAGTTGGTTTGCCGCTTAAGCCACTTATGCATGATTAGGAGGCAGGCATGAGAAAGAAAGGCAGTAAGCAGTCCAAGGTCAGCCGCATCGACCGCAGCAAGGCCCTGGCCGCCCAAGCGGACGAGGCCATCAAGGAGCGCATCCGGACGGCGCCGGCCTACATGTACACCAGCCTGTGCCCGGTTCTGGAGCTGCGGGAGCCGCCGAAGGGAGTGATTGTACGTGGCATCAAGACCTGTGTACTATGACTTGTATGATTGTGGCCAATACGACGGCCGGTACAGAGCAGCGGAGCTGATGGTAATGTTGGGTATCCGTCACCGGCAGCAGATAGAGCATTACAGTGATGTGGGTATCCTGTACCAAAAGCGATATACCTTTGCGAGGGTGGAGGACGGGAACGCGTCAGAGCTAGCCGATGAGTGGAACAGGGTGACGCAAGTATTGAAGGGATGCGGGTACGATTTGGGCAGAATACCGATTGTGGTATCTAGGGATAAGCGGAAGAGGAGGTGATGCCCATGGACAAGGATATGCCGATGGACAAGGATATTTTGAGCCAATACATAGACGCCTGCGAGCTGATAAAGGAAACTGAGGAAGATATACGGAGGGTTAAGCGGCAGCGTAAGACTATTTTACAGGACATAGTTCATGGGTCCATGAAAGAGTTCCCTTATACGGCCCAGAACTTTAAGATTCAGGGGATGGCCTATTCGGTTGTGAGCGAGCCAGGAGCACTGGAGACCTATGAGCATCTGTTAGAGGAGCGAAAAGCGGATGCGGAAAGAATCAAGGTTCGGGTGGAGACTTGGATGAATGCAATACCTCAGAGGATGCAGCGGATTATTAGATATGCAATATTTCAGAAGATGTCCTGGAGTGAAGTTGCGATTAAATTGGGAAGAAAGGCCACAGCGGACAGCGTGAGAATGGAATTTCAGCGATTTATGGAAGAAAAGTAATGTTTGTTCGTTTTGTTCGCACTGTTCGTTTGCAAAATGTTATAGTATAGGCTGGAAGTGGTGTAAGAGCCGTTTCCTCCTCCCATATTGATTGACGGCTGTCAGGTGTAACACCCTGGCAGCTGACTCGCTGGCATTGCGACTGCGGCACAAGGTACCGCTGAATATGTCAGCATGGCGTACTGGCACATCGGGTATCCAGATGCTGGGTACTTAGATGCAGGTACGCATTAATAGACATAAACAATAAGGGTTATACCGGGCAACCGGTACTGATGCGGGGTAGAGCAGTCTGGCAGCTCGCCGGGCCCATAACCCGGAGGCCGCAGGTTCAAATCCTGCCCCCGCTATTCAGACAGATACATTTGACATTGTAAATTCCTTTCTGGGACTCCAGGCTATTATAGGTCTGGGGTTCTTTTCTTTGACTGACGCAAGGAGGTGAGCGCGAATGGGAAGACCATTGAAGATTAAATCCCCAGAAGAAATGGAGCGGTTTTGGGAAGCGTACAAACAGGAATGTGATAACCAGGAAGTGCTTACCCATGACTTTAGTTCAAAGAACAGTGAATTTGTGTCAGCCAAACTTAAGCGGAGCATTACCTACACCATTGAGGGATTCTGTGTATATCTTGGGATTGCAAGGTCGAAATTTTACGAGACTTATGCGAATAGGAAGAGGTATGGGGACATCGTCACGCGCATACGAGAGGAGTGCGAAGCTGATGCTAGGAAGAAATTTGAGCTACAGATAATCCCGTCGCAGCTGGCGGGGCTGTGGATGAGCAAATATGGCTATACGACGAAGGTAGAAAACAATTTGTCCGGTGGGCTTAACACCGAAAAGACCAAACTGGATGACCTTCTTGAGCAGATGCGTGGTGGTGGGTAATGAGTGCGGAGAGATTGCTGCTGTCAGATAAGTACAAGGCGTTCCTGCGTTGTGATGCGCCGGTGGAGTTCCTGGAGGGTACCACGGCAGCCGGAAAGACCACGGTAGGCCTGTTCAAGTTCATGCTTAAGGTAGCCGAAAGCCCAAAGAAGCTGCACATCCTGGCTGCGGATGATACAGGCGCCGCCGAGAAGAACATCATCCAGAAGGACCTGGGTATCCTGGATGACTTCGGCGTCCTGGTGGAATACAAGGGTAATGGTGGCGGTGGCTATAACATGCCCCACATCCTCTTCCGCACATCCGGCGGCGATAAGATAATCTTTGTTGTCGGCTACGGCAATAAGCGCAAATGGAAGGATGCCCTGGGCGGCCAGTACGGATGCCTGTACATTGATGAGATTAACACGGCCGACATAGAGTTTGTGCGTGAGGCCGCCATGCGGAGTGATTACCTGATGGCCACGCTCAATCCGGATGACCCTGGCCTGGCTGTCTACAAGGAGTATATCAACTGTTCCAGGCCGCTGCCGGAATGGGCGGATGAGACGCCAAAAGAGATAATGGACGAATTACAGGAAGAACCAAAACCCGGTTGGGTACATTGGTTCTTTTCTTTTGCTCATAACCTGGGCTTGAGCAAGGAAAAACTGGAACAGATAATGACCAATACCCCGAAAGGAACGAAAATCTGGAAGAATAAGATTCAGGGCCTGCGTGGTAAGGCAACCGGACTGATTTTCTCCAACTTTGAGCGGTCTAAGCATGTCATTACGGTCCAGCAGGCCAAGGCGCTGAAATTTAAGAAGTTCACGGCGGCCCTGGACACATCCTACTCTTCCAAGTCCCCGGATACCATAGCCATGATATTCCAGGGAATCACGGAGGACAGGAAGCTTATCACCCTGGCCGAAAAAGTCTATAACAATTCCAAGCTTGACATCCCGCTTGCCCCCAGCGACACGGCTGTAAAGTTTGTGGCCTTCCTGGAGCAGTGCCGGAAGGATTGGGGATTTGTCAAGGATGTGTACATAGACAATGCGGACCAGGCCACCATTACAGAACTGCGTAAGTACAAGCGGCTTAAGGGCTGCCTGTATAATTTTTACGATTCATACAAGCGACCGGAGATTTTGGACCGTATCAACCTGCAGCTGGGCTGGATACAGCAGGGCTGTTACCTGGTAGTTGATACCTGCATGGAGCATCTGTCCGAGTTGGACCGGTACAGTTGGGATGATGAGAAGGATAAGCCAGAGGACAGGAACGACCATACCATTAATGCCAATCAGTATGCGTGGATACCATACCGGAACCTGATTGGATTTGAGGAGGCGATAAAAAGTGATAAGTAGAGATTGGGAGCGTAAACAAAACGAACGGAGAAAAAGGCTTCTGAAAAAGGCATGGGAGGAATGGGAATCGTGGACGCAGAAAGAGCGGGATATCTGGAACCTGGAAATGATGCAGACCGACATAGCGTACATGTCATTGGCCTACCGAAGCGGGTACCACGCATCGCTGGGGCGTGCAATTGCAGTGCTTAAGGAGGTTGAGAAGAAATGAGGTGGTTAAGCAACATGAATGAGACAATTAAACGTGGCATTCGTACCTGGCTGAATGTGGTTCCGGCCAGCGGGAACTGCATCCAGATTAACGAGGTCCTGGACTTCGAGGCCAACGCAATCCGGAACCGCATATGGTACCGTGGCGATGGTAACGAACTGGAGCAGATGTACCAGCAGGCTCCAGAGTATGCTGACAAATATAAATTCTGGGCCAGCAGGTGCACACCAGGAATGGAGATGCGGAAGATACATACGGGACTGCCAGGCTTGACTGTCCGTATCCTGTCTGGCATCGTTTTGGATGACATGAACGATTTTGACTTTGCAGAAAATGACCAGCAGCGGCAGCTGTGGGAAGACATAGCAAAGGATAACAAGTTCGCGAAGAAGATGGAGAAGGCATTGAAGGAAGTCCTGTACATCGGGGACGGTGCCTTCAAGGTCACGATTGATACGACCGTCAGCGAGTTCCCCATCCTGGAATGGTATCCAGGGGAACGAGTTGAGATTGTCCGGAACCGGGACCGGGTGAAGGAGGTCGTGTTCAAGACGCCGTATAAGGCTGGCCATCAGCAGTATGTCCTATATGAGCATTATGGATATGGTTACATATACAACGAGTTGTACAAGGGTGACACTTCGGTGCCCCTCAATGCTATCGACGCCACCAAGGGCATCAAGGACACGAAGTTTGATGATAATGTCATCCTGGCAGTACCCTTGCAGGTGTATGAGTCCACCAAATATGAAGGACGCGGCGGCAGCATCTTTGATGGTAAGCTGGACAGCTATGACGCCTTTGACGAGGCCTGGTCCCAGTGGATGGATGCTCTGAGGGCCGGCCGTGCCAAGACATACATACCTGAGTGCCTTGTGCCGCATAATCCGGAGACCGGTCAGGTCATCAAGCCAAATCCGTTTGATGACCGATATTTTGCCTCTGATAACGACATGTCAGAAAGTGCGGATAACAAGGTCAACGTGGTGCAGCCGGCAATACCCCATGACAGTTATCTTGCATCTTACTGTACAGCACTGGACCTTTGTCTGCAGGGGGTCATAAGTCCCAGCACTTTGGGCATTGATGTCAAGAAGCTGGATAATGCTGAGGCTCAGCGTGAGAAAGAAAAGGCTACCCTGTATACCCGGAACGCCATCGTGGAGGCGCTGCAGGAAACACTGCCTGAGCTGGTGGGGGCAACCATCAACGCATATAACTTCCTGCATGGAAAGGCTGCGGAGGAGGTCAAGGTGGACATCCCATTCGGCGAGTACGCCAACCCATCCTTTGAGAGCCAGGTGGAGACCCTGGCCAAGGCCCGGCCCGGTGCTCCTATGATGAGCATTGAGGCCCAGGTGGAGGAACTGTATGGGGACAGCAAGGATGAGGCGTGGAAGCAGGAGGAGATTGCCCGGCTGAAAGCGGAGCAGGGTATTGCAGAAGTGGAAGAACCCGGAATCAGTACGTCTGCCGGTGGCTTCCAACTAAACATGGGGGGAGGAAAGGCATATGAAGGTCAAGGTAATGAACCGCCTGTACCAGATGAACCAGAAGGAGTACCAGGGGCTGCTGCAGGTGGCAAGTGAGCAGGTGCCATTCGGGATATACGCCATTGAGAAGCAGGGATATGCAGAGCTGCGCTGTGATAAGTGTAGCAGCGTCACACAGCTTAAGAGTCTGACACGGCAGTTTAAGGCGCAGGGGTTCAAGGTGCATGCAAATGGGAGGTGATGCCGTTGACAGAGTACGATATCGGCGCCGCCTTCAAAGCCATAGAGGATGAGCTGATTGCCTCCATGATTCGCAACATGGACCGACACCGGGCCGAGGAAACGAAGGAAGGCATTGAGTGGTCCATGTGGCAGGCCGAACAGTTGAAAGCCCTGGAGAAGTACAAGAGGGACAACCAGAAACGCTTTAAGGGCCGATTCCAGGACTTCAACAAAGAAATGGGGGAGCTGATACGGATATCCAGGCAGCGCGGTAATATGCAGCAGGAAGTCAAGATACTCGATGCCATCCGGAAAGGTTTTCCTGCTAAGAAAATCAGTCAAGGCGTCACGGCAGAGTTTTTCCGGCTCAATGACCGAAAATTGGAGGCCTTGATTAAGGCAACCACCAATGATATGCAGCAGGCAGAAACAGCCGTCCTTCGCATGGCCAACGACCAGTATCGGAAGGCCATCTTTAATGCCCAGGTATATGCCAATTCCGGCGCCGGTACCTACGAGAAAGCCGTTGATATGGCTACCAAGGACATACTTACCCGAGGGCTTAACTGTGTGGAGTATGCCAATGGTGCCCGTCATACCCTGGCGGATTATGCCGACATGGCCATCCGGACGGCATCCAAGCGGGCTTACCTACAGGGCGAGGGAGAGAAAAGGCAGGAATGGGGGATTACCACGGTCATCATAGCTAAGCGCGGCAACCCATGTCCTAAGTGTCTGCCCTTTGTCGGTAAAGTCCTGATTGACGACGTCTGGTCTGGCGGAAAGAAATCCGATGGGCCGTATCCCCTCATGAGTAAGGCCATAGCATCCGGACTGTATCACCCCAGATGCAAGGACAGCCATACAACCTATTTCCCTGGCATCTCCACGGCGGACGATACCTGGACTGAAAAGGAACTGGAGGCGGTCGGTCAGACCAATAAACAGGAGGCCGGGCAGCAGTATGTAAAGAGGCAGGCAGAGAAGTATGGACGGCTGGCGGAATATTCGTTATCACCAGAAAATCAGAAGCAGTATAAACAGAAATCTGAGAAATGGGAGAGGGAGGCAGGAAAGAGATACACGGTCTCAGATGAGATAAAGGTGCATCGGGATGATACACCTGAAAAAATGATAGATTTAGTAGATAAATACACAGAGGATGAATTTGTTGTGCTTAATGAGACGGCTGAGCATGCGTATGCGTATGACCCGGACACAGATACAATTGTAATCAATATGAAACACCCTCAGTATCCATATCAAGACTACAAGGAAATTATGCTCCATGAGCTGGCGCACAGAATTGACCAGAATGAGTTTGGAAGCCCTATGAGCACAGAGTTTTCGAATGCTATCACCGAAGTGGAAAAGTATTTAATGAAAAACGCTGAACGATATAGGAAAATGTTTGAACCGGGCGGAGAACTGGAGTATAATAACCTTATCAGCGACATGATGGGATGCATTACGGATAATTCAATTGTCGGTGGGGCTTTTCATGCTTCGCAATATATTGGCGTTCCGGGATACACAGAACTGGAGGTATTTGCCGATATCTTCTCTGCGTTGTATCAGGGGGATGATGATACTGTTAAATTCATAAAAGATGAGTTTTCGGATATACACAAAGCATTTCTGAGGGTTATAGGGGGATGATTCATGCTTAAGAAAGAGTTTGTTGATATGATGAGAGATGATGAGGAACTGCAGGAATTGCGCCGTAAAGTGTATTCGATTACCGGGCAGCTTAAAGATATATCATTCCGTATTGGAGCAAATTACACTTATGAAGAATGGAAAGAGCAGCTGAGAAAAATTGTAGAAGAACACGAAACCACCAGTCAGTAATGGCCGGTGGTATTTTATTTGTTGCGATATCGCAACGGAAAGAAGGTGGAGATATGACCCCGGCAGTACAGATTACGGCAATTATATGCCTGACACTTATTATATTGTGTTGGAATGGAAAGAAGAAATGAGTGAAGCACGCGGGACTATCCCGGGTGTTATTTTTACGCCCAAACACGAGCATGGCTTAAAACTGCTGCGTGGCCAGCGACACTGATGACAATGGATGCAATAAAAAATTACAGGGTGACACCCTTAAAATGGAGGTATGGATGATGAAACGTATGAACTTACAGTTATTTGCTGAGCCCGCAGGTGGAGCAGAGCCGCCGGCAGGAGGTCAGAATCAGCAGCAGACACAAACTCAAACAGGACAGCAGGCATCCCCGGCAATTGATTATGCCAAAATCCAGCAAATGCTGGAAGGGACTCTGGCCGCTAAGGAGGACACGGCCTTGAAAGCCTACTTCAAGCAGCAGGGGCTCAGCCAGGAAGAAATGGAACAGGCAATTGCCACATTTAAGCAGCAGAAGGCGGCCCAGCAGCCAGATGTAGGTGCAATCCAGCAGCAGCTCACCCAGGCTCAGGCAGTGGCTCAGAAGGCCATGATTGACAGTGCAGCCACCATGGCGGCAGTATCACTGGGGATTGATGCCAAAACAATTCCATATGTCCTTAAGATGGCCGACTTAAGTCAGGTCATGGGGCAGGATGGGAAAATCAACGATGAGGCGCTTAAAGCGGCTCTGGACAAGGTACTTGAGGACGTGCCGGCGCTGAAACCCCAGGCATCAGGCTCCACCGGGTTCATCCAGGTGGGAGCAGCCAGTGGGCAACAGCAAACGCAGGCGACAGACGACGCCCTTAAAAAGGCGTTCGGACTTTAATGAAAGAGAGGATTAAGAAATGGCAGTATATGATTATGCAACAACCTTTACACAGCTGCTCCAGCAGAAGTACGCAAAGGAATTATGCTCTGATGCTTTAACACAGAGTAACCAGCAGGTGAAGTTCATCAATGCCCAGACTATCAAACTTCCAAGGATGGCAGTGACTGGGTATAAGGACCATACCAGGACACCGGGATTCAATGTAGGCACCCTGAGTAATGACTGGGAGGCAAAGAAGCTGGAACACGACAGGGATGTGGAGTTCTGGATTGACCCCATGGACATTGACGAAACAAACCTGACCTTATCCGTGGCAAACATACAGAACACGTTTGAGACCGAACAGGCTATCCCGGAAAAAGATTCCTACCGCTATTCTAAACTTCATGCAGAGCTGACCACCTATTCAGGCCGTATTAGTACCGATGTGATTACGGCAGCCAATTTCTTGGAAGCATTTGACGAGGAAATGGCGAGGATGGACGAGGCCGGTGTTCCGGAGGAGGGGAGGATGCTGTATGTCACCCCAACCATGAATAAGATTGTGAAGGAGGCAGAAGGACTCCAGAGGGTTATGACCGTCGCATCCCCATCCACAATCAACCGTAAGGTACATAGCTTGGATGATGTGACCATAAAGATGGTTCCGGCAGCCAGGATGAAGACGAAGTATGACTTTACAACCGGCTGTGTAGCTTCCGTTGACGCCAAGCAGATTAACTGGATTCTGATTCACACATCCTGTGTGGTCTGCCGCGACAAATACAGCTACATCAAGCTGTTCACCCCAGGAACGGATTCAAGAACGGCGGACGGATATTTGTATCAGAACCGTTGCTATGGCGACCTGTTCCTTCTGGAAAAGAAAGTGGAGGGATGCGCCATGAACGTAGAGGCAGCCGGAGCGTAAGGAGGTAGTATGAGAGCAGTTAAGGGAAATAAAGAGTACACCATTGATGAAAGCCAGCAGAAGTCCTATCAGGATGCGGGCTTTGATATTGTGGGTGATGACGGCCGGGTGACCGCGTATGGACGCGGGAAGACAGTGCCTTATGATGAATACATGAAGGCGGTTAAAGAGATTGAGCATCTGCAGAACATAGCGGCTGAAAGATACACTGAAAACGAAGCTTTGAAAGCAGAGATTGCAGCCCTCCAGGCCCCAAAGCAGGAACCGGTAAAGAAAGCGGAGAGCAAAAAGGCGGGTGAATAACATGCCCTATGAGCCCTATGTCACCTATGAGTACTACTGTGACGCATACAAGGGGGATGTTATCCCTATGGACGAACTGGACAAGGCCCTTAAGCAGGCCAGCCGCCACGTTGATTCCCTGACCTACAACCGTATTGTGGGCCGGGGATTTTCTAATCTGACAGCCTTCCAGCAGGATGTTATCCAAGAAGTGGTCTGCCAGCAGGCGGACTTTGAATGGGAAAACGCAGACGAGATTAACACCATCCTGCAGGGCTACAGCATCAACGGGGTGTCGGCACAGTTTGGCAGCAGCTGGAACGTATTTACGGATAAGGGCGTGGCTATGAAGCGGGATGTGTATGCTCTGCTGTCCCAGACAGGCCTGTGCTGCCGGTTAGCGAGGTGAACCATGAAATATCCATGCTTAGTTCCAAAACGGCTATGTAAGACAGATATACATGTCCATCTAGAGTCGGAGGACACGGATAACCATGGTCAGCCGGAGAAGGCGCTGGACCTGGAATTGAAATGTAATTTCCAGGACAGAGCTAAGACCATTCTTACCGCGGAAAAGAAGCTGGTGCAAATAGCCGGTACGGCCCTGTTTCCTGGGGACATTGCCCCGGACTTCCCAACCTTAAGCGGGGGTACCGTTACCATATTCGGGGAAGAGCGGAGGATTGAGCAGGGGATGAAGGCCAGAAATCCGGATGGGACGGTGAACTATTGTCAGTTAGAGGTGGTCTGATGCAGGTTAAATCAACCGTAAAGATGAATTTCCCGCGAATTAAGCAGCTTACACAGGCGGCAGTGACTGCCTTGGAGATGACAGCGGAGGCAATGCACACGGAAGTTGTCCAGGCCCAGGTGATGCCATTTGACACAGGCCACCTGGAGGAGGACAGCTTTTTTGCGGATTACAAAGAATGTGGTCAAGGGAAAGCGACGCTGGTGGTAAACACGCCCTATGCGCGGCGTCTGTATTTTCATCCGGAATACAATTTCCAGACGGATGAGAACCCGTTTGCTGGCGGTGAATGGTACGAACCGTGGTTACCTGGTGGAGTAAGCCAGGATTTTGCCAGGAATGCATTTAAGCGGTTTTACAAGAAAGTAGGTGGTGTATGATGCTGACCTTGGATGACATCCGGGGATACATAGGAGGCCTGGGAATTACGGCTGACAGGAATGTCTATATCGGGAAGCTGAACAATAAGAAGGACCATTCCATAGGCGTGTATCACCGGCAGGGCAGCGGTCCTCCTGTGATGGCCCTGGGCGGCCATGACTACAGCAGCTACGATGTCCGGCGCATCTCCCTGCTGGTTCATTGGGACAGGGACGTACAGGCATCAGAGCGGGCCGCCTATGAGCTGTATGAGAAAATTAAAAACGTATCCAGCCTGTCCATAGGGGATACACCCATTAATTGTATCATCCTCCAGGTACCGGAACCGGTTGACGTGGGAACGGATGAAAAGGGTGTATATGAATATGCGATACGGCTGGATTTTGTGTATCAGAGAAAGTGAGGAATGAGATATGGCAGATGTAGCAGGAAGAGTTTATCCGGTGCATAACAATGTGTTTAAGTTTGGCATAAAAGGCCTCGAAAGCACAGAGGAGAATATGGCTGTACCGTTAGATTTGGAGAATTTCGCTCCGTCCATTGACGGTACCGTAGAGGAATGGTATGCCATGGATGCGAAGGGCTGGGCAAAAGCAGCCATGACAGGAAAGAAGCTGGGATTTTCCTTCAAAGGAAAGAGGTCAGTAGGTGACCCGACCAATGACTATATTGCCGGCCTGGCCTGGAAGTTCGGACAGGACGTCATGACGAAGTTTGAGTGGACCATGGTATCCGGCGCAAAGCTGGCCTGTGACGTGGTTGTGAATGTGACCACTCCGGGCGGCGGTGATACAACCAACATTGACACCCTGGAATTTGAAGTGACGGGATATGGCGCCCCGACTTTTACACCGGCACCCACACCAGGAGCATAAGGAGGAATAACGAATGGCAAGGAAAGTAGATATCACAGATAAATTGAGTTTTGAAGGGAATCCATCCCTGGTAATCAAGGGAAAGGCCATAGAAGTGAATGCGGATGCCCCGACCATGCTTAAGGTCATGGGACTGATGTCGGCTAATGACCCTGGTGCACAGGAAATTCTGGAGGCCTACGACATGATGTTCCCAGAAAAGTCCAAGAAAGAGATAGAGAGGATGAAACTGGGATTCAATGACTTGATTATTGTAGTGCAGGAAGCGGTCCAGCTCATTTCCGGCATGGAGGAACCTGCCGCGGGAGAGCAGTGACCCGTACTACGATATGTTTGAGGACTGGGACCTGATAGTCTCCAGTTTTTTGTCGCAGTACGGGTTAAGAATCAGAACGAAGGAATTTGAAACAGTCTCCTGGGACGAATTCAAGGCACTGATTGCCGGCCTGTCCCCGGAGACTGCATTAGGCCGTGTGGTAGCCATCCGGTCCGAAACAGATAAGGATATCATCAAACATTATACAAAGGACCAGCGCCAGATATATGACGATTGGCGCAACCGGGAAATGAAAGAAATGGATGAGAAAACCTTCGAGAAGGAAATGGACAACCTGGAGAAGATGTTTGCGGCTATGTGCGGAGGTGGTTAAGATTGAGAAAGTAAGATGTGTAAGATGTGGACAGACCCTTCTCCTGGCGGAATACGTTAAGGGGGAAATTAAATGTCCCAGATGTAAAACCATAAACAGGTTGGATATAAAAATGACAGAGCCTAGAGCCGCACCAAAGGAGTAGCGAGCCAGAGCCTGCTTTTGAATTAAAAGGCAGGTGATATGTATGGCAGCTGACAGCGTAGGCCAGATTGGCCTTGACCTTGTGGTCAACCAGAATCAATTTAAACAGCAGATGGCCGGAATACAGGGGCTGGCTAAAAAGGCGGGAGCTGCTCTCGCGGCGGCGTTTGCAGTAAAGAAAATCATAGACTTCGGCGCACAGTGTATTGAATTGGGGTCCGACCTGGCGGAAGTCCAGAATGTGGTGGATGTCACGTTCCCACGTATGTCCAAACAGGTGGACGACTTTGCCAAGAACGCCATAACCTCCTTTGGCCTGTCCGAGACCATGGCTAAGAGGTTTACTGGCACCTTCGGCGCAATGGCTAAAGCATTCGGTTTTGGTGAACAGGCAGCCTATGAGATGTCCACGACCTTGACTGGTCTGGCTGGGGACGTGGCGTCTTTCTACAACATTAGCCAGGACGAGGCCTATACAAAGCTGAAATCCGTGTTCACGGGTGAAACAGAGACTCTTAAGGACCTTGGCATTGTCATGACCCAGAGCGCCCTTGACAGCTATGCCCTGGCCAATGGCTATGGTAAGGTGACGGCAAAGATGTCTGAGGCTGAGAAGGTGGCGCTGCGGTATAAGTTCGTGCAGGACCAGCTGTCCCTGGCATCCGGGGACTTCATCCGGACGGCGGATGGCTGGGCAAACCAGGTACGCGTCCTGAAGCTGCAGTTTGACAGCCTCAAGGCCACAATCGGTCAGGGGCTGATTAATGTCCTGACCCCGGTCATCCAGGTAATCAACCGCATCATCAGTAAGCTGATGAGCCTGGCCAATGCATTCAAGGCATTCACGAAGATGGTGACCGGTAAGAAGGGCGGGGGAGGCGCATCCGCGGCCACGGCTGGTATGGAAGCGATGGCCCAGTCTGCTGATAAAGCAGGGGCAGCTGCAGGAGGAGCAGGCAGCGCAGCCAAGAAGGCAGCCAAGGACATGAAGAGTGCCACGACAGGGATTGATGAGCTCAATATCATTAATCCTGATACGGATTCCGGCGGGGGAGGTTCCGGAGGCGGAGCAGACGGTGGATATGCTGCGGATGAGTTTGACATGGGCGAACTTGATACATCGGCCGTGGATGAGATGGACAGCAAATATGCCGGGCTGATAGACAGAGCCAAGGAGCTTGCTGGTTTATTTAAGGCCGGTTTCTGGGATGGCTTTGGTGATACATCTGTATTTGACAATATCCAGTCATCCATAGACAGCATTAAAAGCAGTCTGAGCGAAATATTTACAGCGCCGGAAGTACTGGCTGCTGCCAATTCATTTGCTGACCAGGTGGCATATAGCCTGGGACAGATTACTGGGGCTGTGGTAAGTATTGGGGCATCCATAGCGGATAATCTGTTAGGTGGAATCAGTATTTTCCTGCAACAGAATAAAGACAGGGTTATTGAGTATATCGTGGCCATGTTTGACATTGGTTCGCGGATTGCGGAAATAAGTGGGAATTTCTCAAAAGCTTTGGCAACGGTTTTTTCATCCCTCCGCAGTGATAGCGCGAAGCAGCTTACGGCAAGTATCATTGGGATATTTTCCGAAGCTTTCATGGGTGGTACGGAATATATAGGGACACTTGCTATTGATTTAATGGATGTTATCACGGCTCCCTTCATTGATAACGCTGACTATATTAAGACAACGCTGGAAGATACATTCAGCGCGGTTGAACCTGTTTTTTCGGCTACAAAAGATTTGATATGTGAATATTTTCAAAAGGTCAGAGTCTATTATGATGAGCATGTGGTACCTATGCTGGCAACCTTCAAACAGGGGTTCACGGAAATCGGCACCCTGTTGCTTGATGTCTATAACACATATTTCCTTCCAGTATTGCAGAATCTATCCACACGATTTGTGGAATTCAAAGACCAGTACCTCAGTCCATTAATTGATAAATTTATGGAATTTGGCGGAAAAGTGGCTGATGCGGTCACCAAATTGTGGACAGGGGTCATACAGCCATTCATTGAGTGGTTCATAACCAACGTAGCGCCAGTCATAGCTGCATGTTTACAGGATGCCATTGACACATTCTTCGGATTCTGGGAATCCGTTTCCGGCATCATAGAGGGATTGCTCACGGCGCTTGGTGGTGTGATTGACTTCATTGTCGGCGTGTTCACTGGTAACTGGAGCCTCGCTTGGGAAGGAATTAAGGAGATATTCTCCGGTATCTGGGATGCCTTGAAGGAGCTTGTATCTGGAGCCGTAACATTCATTCAAAATGTCGTTAACCTGGCCTGGACTGCTATATCCGGGGTAACCAGCACCATCTGGAACGGAATTAAGGCACTCCTGAATACCATCTGGAACTGGCTTAAGTCTCTGGCCAATACATTATTCAATGCTATCAAGACATCCATCAGCATGGCCTGGGAAAATGTCAAGAGTAAGACATCAGAAATATGGGAATCCATTAAGGAATTCGTATCAAATCTGTGGGATACAATCAAGACGGCAGTGGATGAGAAGTTCACGGCCATGAAAGATGCTATTGCCGGAGTCTGGGATACGGTGAGAACAAAGACAAAAGAAACCTGGGACGGTATCTGGGCAGATATAAAGGGTATCATTAACATGATTATCAATGGTGTAGAGAGCATGGCCAACAGGGTTATTGATGCGATTAATGCCATGATAGACGCCGTAAATGAGGTGGCGGATAAGGTACCAGGCATCGGCGCTGATTTTATCCCGAATATACCAAACATCCATCTTCCGCGTCTGGCCCAAGGCGGTTTTGTCCGCGCCAACACCCCGCAGCTGGCCATGATAGGTGATAACCGACACTATGGTGAGATTGTGGCTCCTGAGGATAAGATGCAGGCCATGGTAGACCGGGCGGTAGCTTTAGCTTCCCAAACAAGCAGTAATGGCATGAGTGAGCAGTATCTGTCCATCATGGTAGACCTGCTACAGCGTATCATTGACCTGATAGAGCAGATGGACTTGACGGTCAATATCGACATCCGGGAGATAAAGAAGAAATTAGTGGAACTGGATAAGCGTAATGGATACACCATGCGGACTACATAAAGGAGGTGGACTAAGTGCCAATCTATATCAATGGACATGAATATCCAAACTATGATCGGGGTCCAGGCCTAACCATTGCTACGAACGTGAACCAGGGCAAGAATGCCCTGGGGGAATTCGTAGGGCAGCGCGTGGGCCGTGACCAGGATAAGATTGACGGCCTGCAGTGGTCCTATCTGGATGCGGCGACCTGGAGCAGCATCCTTAAAGAGTTTGAGGAGTTTGTGGTGACGGTCAAGTTTCCGGACATGAAAAACAACTGCTGGAAAACAGAGCGGATGTATCCGGGGAACCGGACGGCCAAGATAGACGAGATAGGTCCGGATGGGCTGCCCACCATGTATAAAGACTGTAAGGTGAACCTGATAGACTGCGGGGTGATGGAGTAGTGCAGGCGGCAAGTAATGAATATAAGGACATGATGCGCAGGAAGTGGAGAAACCCACTGTCTTACCTGCGTGTCACCATCGGCCTGATTAACCAGCAGGCCCAGGCATCCGCTTACATACCTGAGCGGGATGTGTATACCTATTATTCCGACCTAGTAAAGCCCATGGATAACTACAAGGTACAGGAGCTATATGCAACCTGTGACCAGGACTATACCACGGTGGATGGCAGTATGTATTTCCTTCCCAAGGATGCAGCAGACGTGGTGCTCAATCAGGGAATCGTGACGGATGGCCTTAAGGGAGAAATTGAAATCCGGTTTCCCGTTCAATATGACATTAAGGGGCTGACGGTGGAATTTGGCAAGGCATATCCCGTAGAATTTACCATCATTTCAGACAACCGTACCTTGAATGTAACGAATAATGCGGATGGCCATTATGTGACGGAGGAGATTTTTGAGGGAGCTACTTTCTTGAGGTTTGTGCCAGCAGCCATGGTCAATGGACAGAGCCGGTTCCGCATCAATCAGATTACCATGGGTATTGGCGTCTATTTTGACAGCAAGAAAATATTGTCTGCAACTAAGAAAGAGCATATCAGTCCGATATCGGAGGAGCTGCCTACTATTGATTTTGATGTGACTGTAGATAACAAGGACAGGGCTTATGACGTGGAGAATGAGGAGAGCACGGTAAACTTTTTGGAGATTGGCCAACAAGTTGAGGTCCTTTATGGTCAAGCCATGGATGATGGGACGATTGAGTGGATTCCGGGAACATCACTCGCACTGAAATCATGGTCGGCTGATGATACGGAAATGGACTTCCAGGCATCGGACTGTTTTGATGGGATGGACGGGACGTATTACCGCGGGCAGTACCATCCGAATGGTATGAGCCTGTATGACATAGCAGTGGACGTCCTGTCGGATGCCCAGGTGGATTACCGGAACTACTGGATAGATCCATATCTTAAGGATGTTCTGGTGGTCAACCCGATGCCGGTAGTAACGCATAAGGAAGCTCTGCAGCTGATTGCTAATGCCGGCAGGTGTATCCTGTATCAGAACCGGGCCGGTAGAATAATCCTTAAATCCAGTTTTGTGCCGGATATGGTAGCGACATCTGACAACGAGACGTACTTTTCTCATGCGGCAGCCATCCTGGACCATGCGAAAAAGGAAACGTATGCCCTGTCTGGCCAGGATTATACAGGCGTATCCAGCACACAATATTTCCTTCCAAGGCAGACCGATGGAATCACATATCTCAATACGGGCTATGTATCGGAGGCCGTCGCTGGAGATAATGGGTTGTTTGCAGATAACCCTACAGTTGGAATAACCATGGAGGCAGCGTATAAGTGTTTTGGACTGACCCTGGAATTCGGGCAGAACTGTCCGGATACGGTCATGTTCCATGCCTATTACAATGGTGCACTGCAGGAGGATTACATGGTTTCAGGGCTCACCCAGACCTACGTGGTCGGCCATGAGTTTCCGGAATTTGACTTCCTGGAGCTGGAATTTGTCCGAGGATGCCCAAATAATCGTGTGGTCCTGGATAACATAACCTTCGGTGACAGCACGGATTATATCCTTGAGTATGGTGTGGAGCTGACCAAGACCCCAAAGGGCACGCAGCTGGCCAGAGTCAGGGAACTGCAGGTGGTACGCACCATGTACAATCTCAGTACAGACGACACAAAGGAGCTTGTGAGGGAGACCATAGCAGTGACAGAACAGGATAAACAGTATACGTTTTACCTGTCCAATGCCTCCTACGACCTGTCAGTGATGCTCATAGAACCGTCAGAAGGTCAGACAGCAACAATCACAGGCAGCAGTGCCTATTATGCCACAGTGGAGCTTACAGGCATTGCGGGGGTCACCGAGGTGGTGGTTATGGGTAAGGAATACCTTATAACGCAGACTAAGGTCAGCAGGCAGCTCAACCCAACGGGTAGCCTGGAAACCTGGGAGAACCCCCTGGTGTCAGATGGGGCTCATGCAGCCAATCTTGCTGATTGGATAGGAGATTACCTCAAATCGGACCGGGAATATGACCTGCAGTATCGTGGGGAACCCAGAATGGATGCCGATGACATTGCCTTTCTGGAAAATAAGTATGTTCCGGATTTATTGATACGGGTGACGGACCATACTTTGAAATTCAATGGTGGACTGAGCGGGACCATTAAAGCGAGGAGGGACATGAGTTATGTGGCAACAGCCAAAAACAGACTGGCAGTCCGGTGATTATTTTAATATCGGAGATTATAACCGTATCAAGGGCAATATCAATGAGATACGCGCCCAGGCCCTTGCTCTGTGGCCAGACTTTGAATTTGAGGAAATGGGAGCGGATAAGACATACCAGGATTACGGCTTCTATGCAGATGAAATTAACCACTTTGAGGCCAATATAGACCACGTCTGCGTAGGGACATTTCCCTTCAATGTAGGAGAGAGGCAGTTTTATCATGACAACGGCCCATTCATTGACTGGCAAGAGCTGAACCGTATTGAATCCGCCTGCCTGAAGATATACAGGAATATATTAGGAAGGGCCGAAGGAATCAGGCGCCTGGCGTTCACACTTAATGGAGGTGCATTTGAGTAATGAGTTTAAAAACAGATTATAAGGACGACATCTTTGAGGGTTCCAGGATTTGGAGGATTGTCACCAATGAGGATGGTACCTGCATGATAGCAGATGCCACTCCATATACCCAGAAGGGGGATAAGTTTGGACAGAATGACATTAACGCTACGAATAAGGCAGTGAATGCCCTGAACCATGTTGTACCCGTCACGCTCCAGGCATCCGGATGGAGCACTGCGGCCCCATATACCCAGACTGTGCTGATAGAGGGGCTGACAACGGAGGACAACCCCATACTGGTAAAGGTGATTGCAGATGGGGCAACGCCGGAACAGGTGAAAGCGTATAACAAGGCATTTGGAATGATTGACGATGGGGACACGGCAGATGGGCAGGCAACATTTAAATGCTACAATAAGAAACCCACGATTGACCTAACCGTGGGCTTGAAAGGAGTGTAAAGACAAATGGGTGAAATATTGATGACAGGCGGGAGCGGAGGCATCACTTCAGATGATGTGACCGTGGTAAAGGCCCATATACTAAAGGGCGAGACTGCATTAACAGCGGACAGCAATGATGAAGTCATAGAGGGTGAGATGGATGTACAGAGTATACTGTCTTTTAATGGTGCCGTGTACTCTTCCACGGCAATCATGTTTACATGGCAAAATCCATTGAAGGGGCCGTTTTCAGGAGTAATCATCGTGGGAAAAACAGACGGTTATCCAGAAAACGTTGATGATGGAACAAGATATTATAAAGGTTATGGCAGTAATGTCATGGCCTCTGGGATATCCAATGCAGTCGTAAATGGTTTCGTATCAAATAAGACCTATTATCTTAAGGCATTCAGTTATGTTTCAAAGAATAATATCGAATGGATACATCCAGATGCATTTTCCTGTGTTGAGGTAATAGCGAAAGGAATAAAGACATTCACATCCTCGGGAGAGTTCACTGTTCCAGAAGGCGTTGGTGCTATTGATATATTTGGTGTTGGGGGAGGCGCGGGCGGAGGTTCTGGCGGAAATAGTCGGTACGGTAATGGTTCTGGTGGAGGCGGTGGATACACCGTCACTGTTAAAGATGTTAAAGTTACCCCAGGTCAGAAAATACCGGTGACCATTGGAAATGGAGGGGCAGCAGGTATATATAATGGGTCTGGAAATAACGGAGGAGCTGGGGGAAATACAGTTGTGGGAAATTATCTTACGGCAAAAGGGGGAGGGGCAGGACAGGGAAGAAATGGCGGTGGAAATGATGGTGGAAGTGGTGGTTCCGGTGGCGGTGGGGGGTCCTATTACGCACCGGGTGTAACACTTTGCGGCGGAGGAGATGGTGGGAGCAATGGCGGTGCAGGAGTTAACAGCCATGGTAATGTCGTTTATTTAGGTGGCAGTGGACAGGGAAGAACAACGCGCGCCTTCGGGGAATCTTCAGGAACCCTATATTCCGCAGGCGGTGGGGGTGCGGGAGCGGATTACAGTGGCCGTGGTGGAGCTGATGGCGGCGGAGCTGGTACCAATTGGAATGCTTCTGGTTCTGGAGGGAACGGAAATACTAACACGGGTTCTGGTGGAGGCGGAGGCTGCAGCTGGTATAACGGTGGCGCTGGTGGATCTGGCATAGCAATTATCCGATGGGGATATTAGAGAGAGGAGGACAACTGGAATGGTTGCACATACAATTTATGCAATAATATGGGAGGATACAATCAGGAATATAACCCCCTGTGATGATTATGAACTGGCAAATCGCCTGGCAAGAGCAAGCCATGGGAACAATGCGTATGCAGTGGAATGCACACAGTATTCATGTAAAATAGGCGGGAGGTATGTTGGTGGTAAATTCTATGAGGAGGATGGCGTGACTCGTGTTAGATACATACCGACTATGGAACAGCAGCTGGCACAACTGCAAGCAGAAAATGCGGAACTGACCATTACTTTGGCAGATATGATAGGAGGCGTATCAATATGATAAGTAATATTCAAAGAAATATAATTATCCGGGCATTACGCATTCGGAAGGAGCAGGGGGAAAATCCAGAGGATATTTTGGACAAATATATGAATCTTACGAGCACTGATAAAGCAGAGATTATGGAGAAACTGGTAATGACAGCGGATGAACCTATGAGTAGATAGTGCCAAAAACCATTTTCTATGTTATACTTTAGAAAACTTATAGTAGGGGAAAGAAGATTATGAAAGATAGCAGTGGAGACAAAAGAAAAATTTATTTGGATATTTTAAGGATAATAGCCATTTTTCTCGTCATTTTTAATCATACAGGCACACAAGGCTTTTTTTTGTTTTCGGTAACCCCGGTCACCGTGGAATATTGGGTCTACTTATCCATGTCTATATTTTGTAAAATAGCAGTGCCATTATTTTTTATGATATCAGGTGCACTACTTATTGGAAAAGATGACACATTTAGAATTTTGCGTTGGAGAATTTCACGTTTTATTTTAGTGATTTTAGGAGCCTCTTTCTTTTGGTATGTGATACTTGTTAGAAATCATATTGAGCCGTTTTCAATATATTCATTTTTTCGCAGGGTGTATTCAAATGACGTGATTGTACCATATTGGTTCTTATACAGCTATTTATCTATATTATTGATGCTTCCACTAATAAGAAAAATGGCCCAAAACATGAAAGAAAAGGATTACATGTATTTGATTACCATGTATATCATTTTTTCTATGTTAATACCAGTTTTCCAATACTTTGCATTTAATAATACGGTGAATATAAGTATTGAAATTCCGATTATTACTTATATGCCTATTTTTTACTTATGCATAGGATACTATCTGGACCATTATTTTGATGAAGCTCGGATAAAAAAGCATAGGGAAATACTGTGGATAGTAGGACTTTTAAGTATTGTAGTGGCATGTTTTATGGTGCACTATGATTGTATAAATACAGGTATATGCAATGAAAAAAGCTCTCAGATATTTCATTCAACCTTTATCTTAATGCCTGCTATAGGAGTGTTTTGCGGGGTTAAGTATGCAGCTGGACAGACCAACTTTTCTATATGCCAAAGAAAGTGGATATTATCTCTTAGTCAGTGTGTGTTTGGCATATTTGTGATGGAACAATACCTTAGGGATAAAATCTTCCCTATTGGTACGAAGATATTTTATTTTCTTCCTCCAATTATAATATGCTGTGTGAATATAATGCTTGTAATAATAGTTGGTTTCATGTTAACAAGTATATTGAGGAAAATTCCTATTATACGAAAAGTCATTTGAGAATGGAGCGATAAGATAATGAAAAGAGAATATGTGATTACAGTACAGGGGGCACTGGCAGCAGCTGGTGCCTTTTTGAGTGCGAAGTTGGGCTTCCTATATCCGGTTCTTTGCGTTCTGATGGGGACGATGGTGCTGGACTACATAACTGGGATGTTGGCCAGTAAAAATGAGGCCATAGACCATCCGGGCGATACCGGCTATGGATGGAGCTCCAGAAAGGGGGCTAAAGGTATTATTAAGAAGGTAGGATACCTGTGCGTGATTGCTGCGGCAATGGTGGTTGATTATGTAATTGTATCCGTGTCGGTAGAGCTTGGGATGCAAATATCTGTCAAGGCATTCTTCGGGCTCTTGGTGGCGGTCTGGTACTTACTCAATGAGTTGTTGTCCATCATTGAGAACGCAGGCCGTATGGGTGCCAATGTGCCGGAATGGCTACGCAAATATATTGCGGTATTGAAGGATAAGATTGACAATACAGATTATCAGGGAGGCAGCAGGACATAAAAGGAGGTGGTCCGTATATCTCCCGGCCGCCAGGGTAATGGCGGTAAACTTATCAACCCCAAAAAAGGAAAGAGAGGTACATATTATGGCAGAATCAACAGGAAAACATGCAGCGCATATTCCGGGAAATGGGGGATACCTGGCAGAGGGGCCAGACCTGCAGGAAAAACATCCCACCCCATACCTGTATGATGCACCAACAGACACGCCGCATCCGGGTAAGCACCAGAGCGGTGTAGGCGGCCCAAGTGACCGTAACAATAATGGCGTAGACGACGAAAAGGAGTAGTTGCGATATCGCAACTTGTGACGTCACAACTTTTCATGGCTCAGGGACTATTCTGGGCCTTATTTTTTTGATTGGAGGAAAACACTATGAGTAAAACAGCAGCAGGATTAATACAGCACTGCAAGGACAAGCTGG